CGATCTAAAGGTACACAAAGCACCCATTTTTAACATTTCCCAACACATATTTAACACTCTCTAACACACTTTGGCACGCTTTTTGCTGTGTGCCGCAATTACGATTATTTAACACATTTAACATTGTTAATTAACACTGTTAATATTGTTAAACTTTACTAATTTTGTTAACATTTTTATGCCTGTTATTGTTTCACGTGGAACAACCTGTTATTAATGTTTCACGTGAAACAAAGTGTTAACAGATATTAATTTTACTCTTTAAGATTTCTTAACAGAAAAAATTTGGTGGTTTTGCAAAAATGTCGTATCTTTGCGCCGTGTTTAAGAAACATATAAGTTTAACAATTTAAATAAAAAATTATGGTTACAATAAAATTTATTAATGTAAACGGCAAAGGTCAAATGACCGTAAAAGATAGCCAAAAAAGAAAACGTTATCAATAGTTTGTTAGCAGTTGGTTACGGTATTCTTAGTATTGAAAAGTAAGTTTAACCGCCTGTAAGGTTCACCCCTTACAGGCTTAAAATAATTGATATGGAATATTCATATTTTAGAATCACATTGAAACAAGCAGACAAAGTTACGGTTTTTATGGTACGTTCTGACAAAGTAAGCGAGTTCTTTAATAACAAGATTGATTATTTACAGGGCGATTGCTCAATAACAGTTAAAGGGCGTTTTTCAACGCACAAAGATTCTCGTAAATGGTTTGTAGTTTCACCAACAGAAAAGAGATATGAAAAAGATTAAGTATTTTAGCCTGTCTGAGTTTTTGAACTCAGCAACAGCAAAACGTTTGGGGATTGATAACACCCCTACATTTGAGGTAGTAGATAACTTGAATAAGTTAGCTGATTATCTAGATGTTATCCGTGAAAAGGTAGGTAAACCGATTCTCATTTCTAGCGGTTTTAGATGTCCTGTGTTAAATAAGGCGGTCGGGGGTGTTATTAACAGTCAACACCAAAAAGGTTTGGCGGCTGATTTGGTTTGTGCTGATATGACAAAACTTGAATCGGTTCTCAGAGAAACAGGTGGTTTTGACCAACTTATTAAAGAACACCGCAAAGGTTTTCCAAATTCGTTTTGGTTTCACGTTTCAGTTTGCCCACGTAACGGTAAACCACGCAACCAAATTATAATGAATTTGGAAAAGAAATAGTTATGAATAAGGCGATAGAAATTTTGTTGAAATCGGTTAAGGGTTCAATAGAAACTTTGCAGTATATAGCAGGAAACACAACAGGTGCAAACGGTATGTTATTAAATTCTGTTATTGATACGTTGAAAGCACAAACATTAGTAATAAAAACTATTTCGTGCAAACTTGATGAAGAAACGGCAAAGAAAAACCGTGCTTTGGATTTTATTTGTAGCAAAAATTTAGCTTATGAATTTACTAATAAAAAATAAGAAAACAGGCGGTAACATTTTACCGCCTGTTTTCTTTTATAGATAAACGCCTGTTTCAAGTTGTGAAACAATTTCGTTATATTCATCTACCAACAAATTTGCAGTGTTCAAATTTACGTTTTCAAACTGTGCGAATCCTGTAACGTTTTTCAATGTTACGTCTTTTTGTGTGTTGTTGATTACAACGTCAACGGTTTTATTTTCCGTTATTAAAAAGTAAGGTTCTAAACCATACAAAATTTGTTCGTTCCATTCGTCACCGCCAACAATATTTAAATCATTATCCCCTGTTCGATAAATAACATCACGTGACAAAGAAAAACTTTCAAACTGAAACGTTACACCGTCACACGATAGGAACGCCACGGCGTCACCCGTAACGATGTTAACTTTCAAAGACAAATTAACCGTCTTACCAATATACGAACTATCAACAGGAACAAATCCACGACACGGGATAAAAACCGAAATCTTTGCATCATAGTCGGAATTGTTACCGTTTAACCCTGTAAGGACAACATTTCCGAAATCTATTGTTATAATATCGGTTTTTGGTGATTCTACAACGATTTTTGTATCATAGTTACCGCATTTCAAGTTATCCGTACCACTTACAGGAACGTTTGTAAAAATACGCTTAATACGGTTCACATATACGCCCAAATTAACGGTTTGCGTTGCGCCTGTTGTTTCATCAACCACTTTAAAAAAACGTTGCTTGCTGAAAGCGTCTAGATTTTCCAAACTTACTTTATAAACATTAATTGCACCGTAATTTTTTGCAACGGGTTCAATTATATTTGCATCAGCATTCAAAGTAAAGTTGAAATTTGGCGTAAATGTTAGCGTCCCCGTTTTCTTTTCGTCATCTAGCGTAAAGTGTACCGTTTTTGGGATTCCGTGCTCTAGATAGTAAACGTTTGGCGTGATTCCGTCAAATATAGCGTTTTCGTTTGCCGTTACCGTCACCGTAATTTCTTTGCCACTTTCTACAGTTTCACCCGTCAAACTTGAAACGCAATTTTTCAAATTATATGTGACGTTTACAAACGTTTTAATTTTGTAGGCGTTGGCATTAATTGTAAAATTGTCATTTGGGGTAATTGTCACCGTTGCCGTTAATTTGTCGCTAGATACATTAAAAACCGTTGACGGTGTGCCTGTTGTTTCGTAATCAATAGCTGGAGCAACACCCGAAAAAGAAAACCCCGTGTTTGCGGTTAAAGTGATTGTTATATTTTCCCCTTTGTTTACCGTGCCATCGTTTAACGAACTAGTACAATTTGACAACGTATTTGTAACTGTGACGGTTTCGGGAACAGGGTCTGTGCTCTCAACCGTAAAAGCTTTAACGGTTACACTAGCTGCATTATCGGGTATCAGATACGAAAGACTAGCTTTTTTACTAGCTGAATCCAAATTAAAATTTGTTTTAATATGTGAAAAACTAGTCGTTCTCACATCTACAACGGGTGCTGGGTCAAATTTAAAACCCATATTTGCTTGAAAAGTCAAATTAAGTGTTTCACCTTTTTCAATTGATGTTGGCTTTTCTCCGATTACTGTTGTTTGGTCTGATAAATTGTATATTATATTCATAATTACATGTTACCTTTTATTGTTACCATAATAATACTACCTGTTTCGTTTAACAACTCTTTATTCGGAAAATCAAGTTTTCTGATATTAGGGCGTGAATCGAAAACGTTTGAACGGTTTGAAAGATATTCGTTAACATTTTCGCCCTTTGTAAGCGTTCCCGTACTATTCAAAATAATATCCTTATAAGTGAATAAAACGTCAACACGCAAACGAACTGTGCAAATATCACCGGCTTGTTGCTTTTCTGAAACGAAATAATAACGGTTCAAACTTTCGATATAAACGTAATTAAACGTAACAGGCGTGCGAGTTCTGAATCTTACTACAGGTGTTAATACATTGAAACTATCATTTAACAATCCTGTGTACTCGCTGTTTTCCTGTATGGTTTTGTTTACTTCGTTTGGTTTACCGTCATAATTGAATGTTTTAATTTTAACCATACCTTTAAAGTTTAAAAGGGTGTTTCCTGTGCTATCAACTACAGGAAAACACCCTCAACAGTTAAACACCCCAAATTAGGCAATAAAGAACACTACAAAGTTCTCGTTTGTGTCGTTAAAATAACCTGCATCGAACTTGTAATAGTTATTGAAAAACTCAGCCTTTGCGTTATAGTTGGTTGTTACTCGCTTATCTAAGTTAGTAACACCCAAAGCGTCACGGTCAAACATTACACCGAGTACACCGCTAACAGAAATGTCTGCACCGCTTGCACTCTTCACATAAATCTTTGAAACGTGTGCAAAAGCATAGTCTGTGCCTGTAGCTTGCCAACTAGCCACGGTCTCAGCCTTTGGCAACAAAACGTTCTCATCATGGAACGTATCAGCATACAGGTAAGTTTTTGCAGCAGCTGCGAAATCTGACAAAAGAACTGTGTGCAAAACTTCCTTTGGTGTGAAACGTTCCTTACCACCTATGTTAAACAGGGTTGAAATGGTCTGCAAACGGTCTGAGTACAAGCCCATTGTATATGCTGCAAAACGAATAAAATCGGGTGTCGTAATTGCTGCGTCTGCTGTAATCTTTGCGCCTGTCTTATCGTTATACAGTTTCAACAGGTTTACGCATCTAACAGTACTAGCAGAACTATAGTCCACGGTTTCGTTTGTTGAATTAAAGCCAAAAGCGGTTTTGTCTGCGTCCAAAGTTTCTGCTATCATATTGTTAATGGTACGCATAACCAAAGCGTCTGTCTTAATCGTCATTGATTTCTCAACAGCGTTATAAATCATAGACAGAAAACCATTCAACTGCTCTGCACTGCTGAAAGATTCCTTAACCTGTCTTTCTGTGATAGATACAGGAACCTCAAATGTTACCTTTGAGTTAAAGAACTTAGCAGAAACGGTTGGTTTGTGGAAAACGTCCTGTTTGTACTCTTTACCGTCTGTGAGATTCCACGTATCATTTTCCTCAGCTTCTGGAACGTCTGCTGAAATCTTTTCCAAAACAGAACCAAATTCCCATGCATCCATCAAAACAGATGGAACTTTACCACTGTAAGGGCGGTTTACGAAAACCACTTTGCCGATATGGTTTACAAGTGATTTAACGTAATTGTCAACGGCGTTTTGATTAAAAATCTCTTTGCCCAAATCAACGATACCTGTGAGGTCTTCATGTACCAAATCAGTTTTGCCCAAAACCTCAGATGAAACTTTAGTAACAAGCTCATAAATTTGCTTTACTTCCATTTTATATAAAATTTAAAAATTAATAAATATCTAAACTAATTTCTTTTGCAATCTCTGCTACCACCTGTGTTTTAAAGTTGGTCTTTCTGAGATTCATTTCTTTTTGAATAATTTCACTAGTAGGAATGCTAGATGGAACACCGCTTTTAACACTTGTTTTCGTGCGTGTCTCTTGTCTGTTCCCCGTGGAATCTCTTTGCTGTTTTGTGTCATTGCCGAAATCTCCATTATTAAACGTTACACTTGAATCGACCGTGTTATTATTTCCTGTTTCGTCAACTGTGTTATTTTCGGTAACAGTTTCTTTTGAGGTTACAGGATTTAACACATCATATTCATTATTAAACACTTGAATCTGTTTTTGCCATTCATCAAATTTAACTGTAATGATACCTTTTATAATATCGGTTGCAGTTTCGTTTGTGATAGCGTCAACTAGTTCCCTATTTCCATATTTGAAACGTAAATCTATATCAATCAAGTTTGGAGTATCTTCTCCGAAAATTGATTTGTACAAAACATGAAAATTAGGCTCAAATATGGTTTCAAACAAACCGTTATCCACCGTGAAAAATTCTTTAATTTTCATTTTCGTTTTCCTCTTCTTCTGTTTTCTTATTTTCGTTTTCCTCTTCTTCTGTTTTCTTATTTTCGTTTTCCTCTTCTTCTGTTTTCTTATTTTCGTTTTCCTCTTCTTCTGTTTTCTTATTTTCGTTTTCCTCTTCTTCTGTTTCCTTATTTTCGTTTTCGGTTCCAGGGTCAACGTCTTCTGTTTCGGTGTGTTCGTGTCCGTCTTCTGTTGCTTTGAGTAACGATAAATAGTTTTCGTGCTCAATCTTCCAACTAGAACCCAAAGTAACGGTAATGTCTGTACCAAACATTTCGTTAACTCGCTTAACACCCTCAACACGTTCTGTTAACATTGAATCAACATAAGGCATTAACGCATCAATATTCATCGAAACTTCTTGAGTGTTCAAACGTTCACGTTTCATATTGTAATTTGCGTTTAAACCCAAATCGTTAAACATAGACGCTTTATAGTACTGCACAAGTTCTATTAACTGCGTTATCTGTTGGTTACTCTGTGTCGGTGGGGTTTGCATATTAACACCTTTGAAAAACGCATTTTCACCTATTACCGAGAAATCACCGTCCAGAATCTTCTTTAAGAAAGATTCCGCACTCTGTTTCGTCTTATCATCACTAGCAGATATAAGCATAGTGATTCTAGTTAATACACTAGTCATATTTAAAGTAATTGTAGCGTCTGTGTAAAGTACACCATATTTCCCGATAACAGGAAGAATTGAATCTGCAAACGGTGTGTTATTGATAACTACAATATCTTTTCCGATATTGAAAGTTTTATCCAACTTTAACCACGGATTTGCAACGATAAAATCTTTGCCCCTGTAATACGCATCACATTCGCCACCACGTGAACCCTGTAGCGCATACAGTTCGCCGTTAACGTCTGCTATTCCTACGTTTCCACTAGTTTGCAGAATCTTTTCAAGTTCTACCTGTGGAATCGTATCTGGTAAACCTGTGTACTCAAACATCTTTGATGTCATACAAAGAACTCGCTGAAAGAATGTGTCTAAGGCTGTATCTTTGTCTTTCACCTGTGCTTGATACAAGTTATAAAGATTCTCTTTTTTCATTACTTTACAAGTGTTTTAATTAACGTACAAAGTTCTGTTAACACTTTCGTGTTACTCTGTACGGTTTCGTTTAACTTGTCGGTTTCCTGTTGGTGACGTTCATTCTGTTTCTCCATATAGAAGAAAAGGGCGATACAGACAGCTACAGGAAAACCAACATTACTAACTAGCGATACAATATCGTTTAATTCCATATAGCAAAATTTAACTTTGTTATTTAATGGTGCAAAGATAAACAAAATATCTGAAACGACCAAATAAAAACAGGGAAAATGTTTCACGTGAAACACTTTTTTCCCTGTCTTAACATATTTTAAGAAATAATGTTACTTCTGCTGCTAGCCATCAAGTAATTGCGCACAATTTCCCCAATTTCGTTATTCTGATAAAATACCTTATCCGTGGCGAAATACTTCGTTATCTGAGATTCCACGTAACTTGCAGTACTTAGTAATTTGCGTCTGTAGTTCGGTTTTCCGTTCATCTGCAAAGAATAAATCAAACTGTTATCCGTGTCCTTAATCGGTGTTGTCTTATTGTGGATATACATAAAGTTATTAACACCGTCTGAGGATTCCACCTGTATTATATTGCCCTGCAATATCATTTCGTTAAACTGTATGTAGAAAACGAAAAGCACATCTTTCGGGGCATATTTCACAGGTAGATGTGGATATGCTGCGAGTTCCCATTTACCGCCCGTAATCATCTGCAAATTTTGATTATCGAAACAGAAATATTTGTTACTCGCTTTTTGCTTAACAATAGTGCTACAATATTCTACAGCCACGGTTGCACCGTGTTCACCGAATTTATAAATATCTATTGTTCCCTGTTCCATCACTCGCACCTGTTTCAATCCCATTTCGGTAAAATATGGGCAAAATTGGTTTACGGTGTTACCCAACATAAAAACCTTAACATCATTACGCTGTCTTATAATAGTACTCAACAGGTTCATATACAGCATAAATTCATCGGGTAAATAATAACGTCTAGTCAAAAACTCATCGAAAACTATTGTAGTTATGTTTGGATAACTACTACTTTTTTCGTGTTCCTGTTCTGACAGACAGAAACCAAAACAGAACGGTACGTTATCGGGTACACGTTTTTTATTTTCGGGGCAATAGCTTGAAAGAAACCATTTGCCCGAAACGTAAAAGACTTCGTTAAATTTTCCGTTTGTAAGTTCTTCGATAACACCGTTTGAAACATGGTTTGCAAACAAACTTTCGGCACGTTTGCCCCTTAAATCTTCACGCCATCTACGAATATAAGCCATTTGTTTTCCTGTGCGCAAATATTCTTTGATACCGTACAATAAGGTAGCATAAGTTTTGCCGTTTGAACGTTCACCAAAGATAACGTTATAGTCTGCATTCTTTGCTAAGATTCTAGACAAAGAATAAAATTTAGGTGTTTCCACCTTTTCTTTCTTCTGTTTCATATTATTCTTTCTTTAATCTGATTCCCATTAAATAATTTATATAAAGTACTGACAAACTCAAAGTGTACCCTGTAGGTTCTAGGTGTACCCCTGTCTTTGTGTCATAAGTCGAAACCGTTCCCAAATAATCGGTAATAGTTCCACTTTGTTCGTAATCTACATAGGTATGTATATTCTTACCTGTTGCAGATGGAGGTATGTCCAGATAGTTTGTGAATGCGTCAAAGATTCCGTTTTCACCAAATGTTTCTAACATATAGGGTATAGCAGATTTCTTGTTAACACCCGATACCGTCAAACTGTAATCGTAATCTTTTCCGTTTACCGTCAACGCTCCTTTTTCCTGTACCATATAGCGTTTTGCACCCAAAGTTTTAAAGCGTCTGTATTGTCCCTCATAGTCCCAAACACCCAAAGGTTTTGCGATTCCCTTAATCGTTACAGGCTCTACCTTTTCAAATGGTATCTTGTGGAACTTACAGGCTGCTCTTAACTTCTGCTGTGCTAAATCGTTATAGGCTTTGAAATACTCTTTATGATTTTCACCGTTTTTTATTTTAACGCTGTCTGTATCACTGTAGATGTAATCGTCACCGCATTCCGCTATACCTGTAAACAGATTCCTACGTGCATAGGCTGTTACATATATTCCCCACGGATAGAAAAGAAAACGGTTTTTGCTGTCATTGTATTTATTTAGCATTTCCAGACGTTTTTCACCTGTCAAGTGCTCAACGTCCCACGTTTCACCATCACAGACGATTTCATCACGCAAAGGGTTTGTAACACTCATACCGTAACAGCTGTTTAGCATTTCTTTACTGTTCAAATACTCTACTTCTTTTCCCTTAACCCCTTTTAGTTTCGTTTTCATTTCATACAGGTGCAAAATGGATTTTATAAACTCTGTGGGCAAATATTCTTTGCGGTAACAAATCATTTTGCCGATTCTGACAGATTCCCACATATAGAACATAGAAAACACTCTGTAATCTATTTCGGTAATTGTCATACAGATTTTACTAGCACAAACCAAACGACCGTTATTTTCTGAAACGTTTTCTTTTACGAAACACTTACTAACAGATATTGGATTCTCATTATCTGATTTCGCAAAGATGTTGGTAAATTCCACGTCAAACACACAGCAATATTTTGAGGTGACAAACTCAAATTGTTTCATAGACTTAACAGGAACGGAAACCCCTGTACTCATAGGAAATTTTTCGCTTACCATCACATAGGGGTAACTACTAGTAAAATCGTAACTATCTACGTTTTCTATTACCTCATCTGTATATTTTGCGTTTGCGTGAGTAAAACCGCCCGAAAAAGCCCTTTGCAGCATTTCAAATTCTTCCATACCTGTTATATTTAAGTTATGAATTTTATCCAAATACTTAAAATTCTGTATGGTTTTACCTGTTTCGGGGTCTGTTGTCTTAAAACACACAGAACGGCAATATTTACGAACAAAGCCTGTCTTTGTTATCGGCAAATGGGTAATGTTTTTGTATTGTTCAATAAGTTCCTGTATATAGCACATTACTACTTTAATATCGTTCAAACAGTAACCCATTTCTTTTTGTGTCAACGGTGTTTTGCTGTGACGTAACAGGCTGTAATCTAAATCACCGACCAACTTTTCACATTTATATTTGTGTAATTGTTCACCTAGTTTTGCGAGTGAATAACCCGACAACAGGTAACTACATCTAAACTCTATTCCATTTTCCGTTATTCCGTAAATAGGTTTTCTAAGGTCTATTGAAAAAACCTTTGCCCATTGCAATAACTCTCTGAAAAATTGGAACTCATAAGCCAAATTATGAACGTATATAATAATGCGTTTCTTTTCAGATAGTTTTAAAACGTCTGAAATCGTATCTAACATAGTTATAAACTCTTCCCACGTTCTACCAATAATGCAATAACCGTTAATACCAAATTGCCAAACGTACATTAAAGAACATTTTTCCATTTTGGTTTGCTTACCACCTAATTTAATATAACGGTCATAGGTATATGTTTCACCGTCCACATCACGATAAAAAGATGTAGTTTCTATATCGAAAGATACAGGAACATTTAAGAACTTTTCGCCCTTATTGTTTCCTGTAAAATTCTTTTCGTTCACAGTTAAAGACAAAACTTTTTGTATGTCTTTCGGTGTGAACGTTTCGGTATGTAGTGCAAAGGGTATCTTTTTCATTATAAACCAAATTTTTTAAAACTCTTTAGAATCTTTGCTAATGTATCATCAAGTAAACCGCTCATTTTTTCCTGTTCTTCTTCGATAGCTTTAGCCTGTTCGTTCAAATCGTCTTGCAACGAATCTGCTATTTTTATGGCATCATCTTCGATTTGGTCGGAAACGTCTTTGCTTTCTTGTTCAAGTTCCCCCGTAAAGTCTTTGTATTGCATTAAATATTGTTCCAAAAACTTTTCATCGGAAACACTCGCAATTTTACCCATTAATTTATTTTGCATCAAACTAAATTCATCATCGTTTAGTTTGTACGTGCGCTTTAGGTGTTGCGCATATTCTTTCGTACCCGTTGCACTTGATGTAGGTTGTTGCAGAAACGCCACCGCTTTAGCATATTCAATTTTTAAATCGTTCCAATCGTGTTTCATTGAAAACTTTGCAAACCCTTTTACATCACCTTTGTTAAGTGCAACAACTGCTGGCGATACAATACCCGAATTTTCAACATTTTGTATACGTCTGTTTGCCTGTTGAAAAGTTCGTGCAATTTCTTTTCTTAACACTGGGTCTGATTCCAAAGCGGTTAAAATCTCGCTTTTTACGTGAATTTTCCCCGTAAATGAAAAAGTTCTTTTACTAAACCCTATTGGATTCTTTTTTGCCATAACTTACTAAATTTAAAATGAAACAAAACGGGGGCAACAATAAATAAATTACTGTTTACCCCCGTAACGTTATCCACCCTTTACCTTACAACTACTTATCTACAAAGGTAATACCGTAACACTTTTTGGCATGAGATTCATATTCATAAATCGTATAACCAACTTTGTTTGCTTTGATAGCATCCACCGCCTCATTATCTGCGAGAATCTCTCGCACTGTGTCACCTGTGAACTGTGGTAAGTTCACTAAACGTTTGTTCTCAGCGTCAATAATCACAGGTGAATCACCCAACTGTGATTTGTGAACGTACATACCGTTAATAGGGTGCACCACATCACCACCACCGTCTTTCTCGCTGTTGTAGATTTCTGCTAACTTAACAAATGGAAAATCTGTTGTATCAATACCGAAAGAAGTTTTATTAAACTTACTTGCAAAACTATAATTTTTTGACATAACCTAAAACCTTTTAAACGTTAAACTTCTGTTGCTACTTAACTTCATTCATACCATTTGCAACTGCAAACTCGTTCAACCACTTCTTAAAGCGGTTCAACTTAATAACCGCCTTATCATCTTTAGCGACTTCATTTGAAGTCATAAGAGCGTTAACACTAGTAATACAGTTGAAAACTGTTTCATTAAAATTCTCATTCATAATTTTACCTAATTTAAATTGTTAAACTTATATTGTTTCTTAAACACGGTGCAAAGATACAATGTTTTTGTAAATCCACCAAATTATTTTCGTTAAAAAGTCTTAAAGAAATAAATTAACTGTTGTTAACACTTACAACGTTCCACGTGAAACACTTTGTTACATTCGCCCTTTGTTCCACGTGAAACATTTGTTATCCACGTGAAACATTATTTTTATGAAAGTTTAACAGTGTTAACGGTGTGTTAAATGTGTTAAATAATCGTAATTGCGGCACACAGCAAAAAGCGTGCCAAAGTGTGTTAGAGAGTGTTAAATATGTGTTGGGAAATGTTAAAAATGGGTGCTTTGTGTACCTTTAGATCG